CCTGTTGCTTGCCTTGTCGATCCAGCTGCTTACCGCCTTGCGCCCCTGCGCCACGTATAAGCCGAAGAAAAGCATCACCCGCTTTGGCAATAGCTGGCGAGGCGACTGCGCCAACCGTTGCACTTGCAAGTCCAGAAAAAAATCTGTCTTCAAGGTCACCTTCTGAGGCCATAGCTCCGCTGACTCCGCTAGATGCTCCCCCCGTAATGGCCATCCTTGTTAGTCCCGCTCTACCCGCTCCGACTGGCCCATATACCAAGCCGCCACCCATTTCCAGAGCCAACGCCTGGGCTGGGTTTTCTTCTCTAAACTGGCGCATCGGTGCGCGTTCTAATTCTGTTGCGACATCTCTAGGAGAGAATTGTGAACCTGTCGCTTGATTTAAACGGCTCGAAATATTTTCCATCATTTTGCGATTGGTAACTGAACGCACAGCACCCAATATTTCATCTCCTGAGCTAAAAGTCGCGCCTTGGATAATTAACCCTATTTGCGGACCAGTTAGTGATCCGTCTCGTATAGCGTCCCGCATCGCAACGCCTTCAGCGTTCAAGTTATCCGCGCTTTCCAACTTCGTCGAAAGCTCTGCAATCGCTTCTTGGATAGATAGTGCCATTACGACTTGTCTCCGTTAGTCAGACCTTTCACTAGAGCATCCACTCCTTTCTCTGGATCATTGCCAAGTAATCTGGCGGCCCTAGCTTTAAGCTCAAAAAGATTCGGTCCAATATACTCAGGGCTACGCTCTTGAGCAGCGATTGCATTTTCTAGCGCCAGTCTGTAGGCCGGCGGGTTGCTTGCTTTCAGAGCCATGTTTCCCTCTTGAGAAGCAAACTCAGACACGAGTTTTTGTCTCATGTCGGCCCGATTGGTTGCAATCTGTAAGAATTCAATAATCAGCGCGTTACCCTCACGAGTGTTAGATAGTTGTGGCGCTTGTTGTGATACGAAAGCCAAATCCACGTCGGTCGGATTCCTTCCTAAAGTTTTCACTCTTGGCGCTATTAACGCAGAGAAAACAGATTGAAATAGTTCAGCGCCAGATAATCCTTCATCAACTGCGCCAGCAAGGTTCACACCTAAGCCTCTAAAAGCGTTTATTACTTCCTGCCCAGTTCCAAAGTTAACATTAGGGTCCGCAATAATTTGTGCGAAGGCTCTCTCCGCTGCGGATCTTTCTGCAAAGTTTGCGAAGCCTTCTCTGGTCTCTTTCTCAATCTGGCCTATTCTCTCAAACGCAGCCTCATCAATTTTTGTTTGGTTCGCGATTCGTCTTCGCTCTGGGCCAAGTGGTGCTAATAACCGTCGATCCATCAACAATTCTTGATTAGATGTTGTGGGATTTACAATAGAGGTCATTTCTCCGGTAAGGACATTCTCTTGGGCTATACCGCCTAAATCTCCAATTCTTGCCTGACTTTGTAAGTTTGCAGCGACTTGCTCTAGCTGATCCGCGCTCAAATTACTTATAAGGTCACGCTGTTCAGGTCTCAACGCTTGCAACTGCGCTCTTAACTGTTCCTGCCTACGAAACTGTGCTTGTGCCGCTCTCTGGTCGTTGAGCTCTGATACAACCCTCGATCTGTTTAAAACATCTGAAATAGACTCGCGTAAGCCAAGTCTCTCTCCCAGCGGCCTTACGATTACATTTTGCGCAAAGTTCCTCAGCCCCTGGCCTAGATTCTCAGCCGGCTTGATACGATACTGGTCTAGCTGTACAGGAGCCACGCGAGGCATCGATGGCATATTGGCTATCGCTCTTTGCCGCGCAATCATCTGTCGCTCTTGTTCGGTTAACTCACCAAGGTCTAATGTCTCAGCCATCATCGCCCCTAAAAAAATCTATTAACGAGTTTAGGCGTCTACGCCCACCGCTTTGCAGTAGCCCCATGCTTTCGAGTTCGCGTCTCTCGCTCAATGTAGGCTCAATCTTTCCATCTAATATTGCTTGGAATCTAGCCAGCTTCTTCTTTCTAACCTCTTCTGGATCTGCAAACTTCTCCATCACTGCGGTCTTCACAGTCCCAATCGGGTCTCTCAGCTTGCCAAGCGTGTCCCTTGCCTCATCGAGCAAGCCGCCTCCAACTGATCGCGCTATGTTTCCAACTGTTTTCAAAAACATTATCTGCCTAACCCGATGTTAGTTTGTTTTCCACTACTAGAACTCGTAAGCGGATTAGGCAACACACCAGCGCCAGCCCTAAGCACGTCGAACATTCGTAGCGGGAAGTCCCTTCGCTCTTCAAATCGTCTTAGTCTGTCGGCTAATGTTTCGGATGCTGCTGCTCTCTGTGCCGCACCCACATCGGTTAAGGCCTGGGCGTCCGCAAAGTCTAGAGCTCTTTCTGTCTGAGCCAAGTTCGCCAGCTGTTGGGCTCCTTGTAGGTTCTGCCCTGCTAGCCCCATTTGCGCTTGTTGATTTGCTAAGGCTGCTCTCAAGTTAGCTTCCTGATTAGCTAAAGCCAGCTGATTGCCCATTTGTGCCTTGGCAAGCTCCGCTCTTTGCGTGGCATCCATGCCAGCTATTGCGCCTTGGAGTCCCAACCTAGCCGCTTCGCTACCAGCTTGAACGCCGAGCTGACCAGTCGCCCGACTCGCATCGAGCGCCGCTGCTTGATTTGCCCTATCCGCTTGAAACTTGTTCGCTGCATCTTGCAGGGCCGCTTGTCTCGCACTTTGAAACCCTTGCTGTCGTAGGTTTGCAGCTGTGTTTGCCGCCTGCCTCGCAAAAGCTTCATTAGTTTGTCCTTCAAGAACTGCTTGTCTGTCGCCACCAAAAGCACCAGCGGCCACCGCTCTGGCTGCATTCTGGTTCTGCGCAGACTGCCGAGCTCTTTCTATGTCTCCTAACGCCGCGTCTATAACTTCCGTTTGAAACGTATTTTGGTACGGCGTGAGGTCGGTAGATTGCAAAGTGTTGTAACCGATATTAGTAGCCGCAACCGTCGGGGCCGTGATTGCGCTAGCAGTCGGGGCCGTGAAGCTGGTTGATAAGCTAGAAATATTTGGGTCTGCTGTAACATCTGTTGCCGCTACAGTGCCAACGTTTGCGATTGTCCCATCTGGGTTTACCAACCCTCTCTCAGCGATGCCTCGTGTGGCGTTTATCGCGCTGGTTAGATCTGTTCTACCAAGATCCCCTCTCGCAGCTGTGACCGCTGCATTCATGCCTTCTAACTGTGCCGGCGCTAGTGGCGCAACCGTGGCAAAGTTATATGGCTGATAAGGCGTCTGCGAAAGCGCCTGGCCCGTCCTAAAAGTAGACGTGAGAAGCCCTTTTAATTCTGGGTCGAATGATTGAGAAGATCCTTGATTGCTTTTCCCTAAGCTCATTTCTATCGGCCTCTAATGTTAAGTGTGTCAAAAATTGGTATCTGATTGTTACCGGCTGTCATCCCGCCACCAGTACTAAGCCCAGCAATTTGCTGTCGTAGCGCGTCTATCTCCTCTTGCAACCCAGTTGGGTCGAATGTCGTGGCAGCTGGTACAGCTGAAAGCGCGTCTATCTGTGATTGCAGCCCAGAGGGATCAAACGCCATTGCATCCAAATCTGCCTGAGTTACAAAACTTGATGTATCAATCCCAGGGTTAAATCCTGTTAGCGCGTTATTAAGGTCTGCCGCTGTCACAAACTGGCTAGTATCAATACCAGGGTTAAAATCTGACAGCGCTGTATTTAAATCTGAAGTAGTTACAAATCCAGAAGTATCGAATCCAGCCATCGGATCGAATCCTTGTAACGCGGTAGAAAAATCGTCTTGTGTCACGAAGCCAGTCGGGTCAAAGCCAGCCATCGGATCGAAGCCTTGTAATGCTGCCGACAAATCATCAGCTGTTAAAAACCCGCTCGTATCAATCGGCTGCCCCATTAATGCGTCGATTTCGTCTTTCGTATAAAACTGCCCAGCGTTTGCCGTGTTGTCTGCGCTGCCACCAACTGCGCCGCCCATACCAGGTTCGCCCGGTGTTTGGCCTGGAGCTGTAGCAGCGCCGGTAGTGTTACCGCCGGCAAAGTCAGACATCGGAGCGCCACCATCATTACCAGACAGTATTGAGTCAATTAGCTTTGAACCGATACCGATACCCAGCAAATTACCAACACCAGTGAGCCCTTGCATCAATGCACTCGTATCTGCGCCACTGTCTTGCGGTCGGAAGTCAAATATCGGCACTGTAGATCCAGAATCGACATTCGCCGCCAAAGATGTGCCTGGCAGCGGGAAAGACTCAAAGTAAGCTTGATCTGGTTGAACGATTGTATCGCCCGAACCATAGAATTCCTCAAAAGAGCTCGCGACCGTCGGATCGACAAATGTTGAGCCTACTGCTGCTGGCTCATCATAATCTTCCGCATTCATTAGAGCGCCAGTATTAAACTGTGAACCGCTGTTGAAGTTGCCTATAACCAAATCTCTGTCTTGGCCGTAAACGGCGTCAGCTCCTTGTGTCATTTCTGGCAGTTCCCTCACTGGCATCGGCGGCACTGACGCACCAGACAACGCTTCTAAAACAGAAGGGTCTATATCTATTATTTCGCCGCTTGCTGACTTACTCATAATTCTTTGACCAATGTTAAATGGGATGGCGTGTAGCCAATCCCGTTAAGAGCTTTTTTCCAACCATTGCGGCCAGTCAGGCTGATCGCATCGCATTTAAGACTGGTTGCAAACTCAACTAACGAGGGCTCCATGCCCTTAATTTCTTCCAAGTCTCCCGCCGCTAAGAAAACATGCAGAGCTCTTTTCTTTGGATACTGGATAATCTCTGTAACGATGCAGCTTTTCTCGCCAGGCCAGAAAAACATCTTTGAATCCTGTACGGCTTGCACGATGTCAAAATAATCATGTGTGCCACCGGCATGAGCTAACGCCGCCTCGATCAAAAACCGAAACGGAGTGAGTAACTCTTTAGCTGTTTTCTGAATTGGCTGACTCATACCGCACTCGCACTCAAGGCACCGGCATCGCTGACCACGACCTGATATCGCGTACCGTTTGGACTGCGCAAAATTAGCTTTGCGCTGCCTATTTCTACATCCTGATTCTTTTTATGATTCAGATTGTCAGCTTGCTCTAGCTCTAAAATAACTGAAGACTGATAGCCCGCTGAATATTGCGCTGGTGCGTTTGGAAGCCTCATCGCCTCCCCCCTTCGACTACATCGAGTCGCATCGTTCCTACCCTCCAACTTGTAGGCGTGTTGCCAGTTATGCGCATTTGCACCTGACGGCCCTGGAATCTAACGCTTGTTGGATTTGCCATGTCGAATGGCCCGAAACTGCTCTCAGTTCCGTTAGGGAAGAACCTTGTTTTAAATGTAGCGGTGACATCGCCCTGCGTTTTCTCATCAGGAATAAGCGACTTGGCGACCATCATTCGATCACCATTACCGAGCTGTATCGGACCGCTTTCTGCGAATATTTCTGTGTCGCTGTCATATGCGTAGCCGACCTCATGCTCGTAGATAATGCCAGTCGCATCCACATAGTTTGGATAAACAAATGTGCCGGTATCGAATCCAGCTGTACGCGATAGCGTGCCGACTTGCCAGTGGCCTTCCATATAGTTATAGCTCACATAGCTGTCGTTTTCTGTTGAGCCCGTACTTGGATAAAACCAAACGACCTCAGAGAATTGTGAGTTCAACACACCCACAACCTTGCTTCGCTGCGAGACGTTCAAGTTTTCAAATATGAAATCACCTACCGCGCTGCGTAGAGGTTGCACTCTCCCGTCGTAAACGAAGAAACCGTTCTGACCCATCCAGTAAGCGGCCTGATCTGCAACAACGCACGAGCCCGCACTGACCACACCACACCCGCTACCGACTTGCGTGAAGCCATAAACAAATGGCGGTCCCTGGAATCTGGCAACGTGAGCATCAACATCAGTCAGCAACAAAGTCTCACCGCGCATTCTGCGCCCTGCGACTAAGTTTCCATTGGTCGCTAGCGTAAAACTACCCGCCTGGTTAGTCGCTGCCGGCGTCCATGTGTTCGTATCCTCTTGATCCGAGAAGGCTATTTTATTACCCACGCCACCCGCACCGAGAGCGAAAACGAATCGCTCTGGCGTTACAACAATAGCGGTGTTGTTCACTGGCGCGTTACTGAGTAGCGCGGCCACCGCCGACGTGCTGTTGGCCCACTGGTAAATCTTGCCATCACTTGTTGAGCATCCGATTAGGAACTCGCCAAACGTATCGAGAGACCAGGTTGTGGCTGGTGTGTATGTTCCACGGTCTGGCCTGGGAGTGTTCCACGAGAAACTATTCCAAGTGAGACCGCCATAGCCAAGGTTTTGCACCGCGTCAGCACTGCCAGCCGTAAATCCAACTGGCGTGATATCCGTCAAACTTGAATCGGTGTTTATAAAAAACAGCTTGCTATGTGTACCCGCCACCGTCCTTCTATTGCCAGAGTTATCAAGCCAAGCAATGATGGCTCGACATACGCCAGTTAATGCGACGGTCGTTCTTGCTTGCCAACCGCCGACCGGCTGCAATGCACCCTCATACCAGCGCACGAGGTTGCTATCGCTCCAAGTGTTTGACTGTTGAAGTGCTGTACCGTTTTTCTGAACGCCTGGCGGCAATACCAAACTAAGCAGCGGCATCTTGGTACTCTCCGCTTCGGATCATGTCGGTGATTTCAATGCTGCGTCGGCCAACTTGTGCGGCCCAGCGGCTATCCAAAAATTCATCTGCTGCGAGCATATAATCGCCCGACTCCATCAAAGCCAAGCTCTTAGAGAACTTGCGCAAAGATGTAATGCCAATATTGAAACAAAGATCGATCATTGCGTCGGCTCTCACTGAGTCGAGATCACTGAACCACTCAAAGTTATCAGTGAGCTCTTGCTTGACGCGCTCGATGTCATTGCGCAGTAAGAACGTGATCTCATCTTGAGATAAACCGAGCCCACCATCTGGATCAATGTTTCGCCCTACTCCGACCGTTATCTTATCGGCAGAGCATTTATAAGCGTGCGTCTTGCTGGCCTCGTGCCTAATGAGCATCTCTTCTAAGCGGCTCATTTGTCTCCCCCGTGAGACGCCCCGAAGTAGAATGATATAATTGCTGAAGATAGACCACCCAGGTAGCCCAAGACCAGGTTAGTTAAAGCTTCGCTGTTCTGTTCTGGCGGCTGAATGGTCACCAAAAATATGTAGCCGAAAAAACCAAACAAGGTGAAGACTCCAATGATTCTAGTAGTCCAATCTTTAGAAAACGCTCTCCTTGCGTCTTGCTTGTCTTCTGCTTCAATCTTGAAAACATCCACCTCAAGCTTTTCCATTTGTAACCGAAAATCTTGTTCGGCTTGCTTCACAGCCAACAGCTGCTCTGGCGTTGGGTGTTGTAATGCTTGCGCTATGCTTTCTTCAGTAGGCTTAACCGGCTTTTGATCTGTACTAAGCACTTTACTTAGTGCCGTCATCGCAACTGATCCCAGAGGCCCGGATATTGTCTGAGCAATGCTTGGAGCAACCGCACCCAAAACGCCGGTTATGTTTTTCAGAATAGTCACTTGTCTAATAAATCCGCTCTGGTTTCAATTTTGTCTCTGAACATATAGCCAGGTGTGCCAGCTTTACGGCTTTCGAGCTCTGTAGGTATGCACGTGCAATCGACATATTTACTTCGTGGCTTCATTGAGATCCCAACGCGACTCATGTTCACGTCGTTGTAGTTGATGCTGCCGGCGAACTCGGTGCAGCTGGTGAGCGTCTGAAACCATTGTGGCGTCATATTCCACGCTTTGTTTTCCATTTCTCTCAAAGGCTGCTTTTCAGAACAAATCATTAGAAAAACCAACATGGTCGGCTCCATCAAAGCACCTTCTGCTTTTTAACTTCCTGGCGTGCATTCTCTGTTGCCTTCGTCAAAGTCATCACCAACGAATCTATTTTGTGAGACCATGCTGTACCCATTAGGCGTCGGTGATTTATCACCCACTGCCTTGAACCGTAGTAGCACTCGCCCTGATTGAACGTGGTCCACTCAAGCAAAGCGTTATACCTCTCTGTTGGGTTGTGAATGTCTGCTATCACCATGTACTCGCGTAAATCGCACTTAAGCCTTACTGTCTCGACAGAAGAGCTTGAACTAGCTGTGCTATCTGCTCGTTTGTTTTGTTCTGAATGTCCTTCTGCTCTTGCAAGGATTGAACGATAACCTCCAATTTCGTAGAGTTGATTGCTACCCCCTGCGTATTGGCTTGAGCCTTTTTTGCGGTTTCTTGAGCTATCTCCATAATCCTAGAACGCTCATCTTGCGCAAAAGCTAAGTTAGCCTGAGTAGACCCCCAGACAACCGCCCCAGATATGACAGCTGCTATGATTGGTATACTGTATGAGGGTAATTTCAATTCTGACATTTTGACTCCTATAAAAATTTAGCTGCAACTACTGACCCTGCTATGAAGGGGTACACCCCCCAAAGCATGAGTTCTAAACGAGCAAATCGCTTAGATCCAGAATCTAGCCGCCTAGTAATCTCTTCATGGCGAACAATGCATTCGCGTTTGTGCGCCTCAATCTCGGCTAGAGCTTTCTGTGTTGGTGTCACTGGATTGCGGCCTCTTCGGGCTCATCAGATTCCTCACCCTCTTCGGGCTCTGGCATCTGCTCTTGCGCTTGCGCTTGTATTTTCATCATCAGCGGCCAAGCGCCTGATTTGCTAGGCAGCTCGCCGAGCACGTTCAATATGCTTTGCACTTCTTCTTTTTCTAAATTGATATTCATTACCAGGGAACTCCATCTGATTGCGCTGCTTTACGATCTATTTGAGCCTGTACCTTTGCAGTACGCTCACTTTCTATACGAGTTTTATATTCGTCAGCGGTCTCATCACCTTCTTTGTTGGCTTCATAAATCCAACCAAGAACATCGCTTTCTTTCAGCGCATCGTAACTAATGAAATCGCTGCCTGACGCATCGTATTCAAAACGGTTCTTACCGCCCTCGGTAGCTGTTTCATCTCCACCGGCATCACTAGCTGCGACGAGCGACCAGTAAGCAAGTATCACCCCACCATCTGCGTCAACGTGCGTCATATTACTGACGCTCCAAGTTGTTGTTATTGCCATTTTTAACTACCTCCTTCTAGTGCAGCTACTTTTGTTTGAAGTGTTTCAATCATTTCTTGTTGTTCTTGAATTGCTTTT